CTTTGGCATATTCACATCACCAAAAGCATATTGATTATTGGTTTCATCGTACACTTGGTGAACGACATCAGCCCAATAGTGAATTGTCGGACTACTCCATCCTGTTGATGTTTGATCCCATGGCATCTGGGTATCAGAATTAACAAGCCCATCTCTGGTCCAGGAAATACAACTGATTTCTGGGCTAGAAACTTGCATCATCAATACTGAAAACCGACCACTAGTATACGAGTCAAGAGCTTTAATGCGAATACCTTGGTCAACTTTACGCAGAATCATCGTCTTTGCTTGGGTAGCATCCATCCAACCGCATGGCGCTTTGAATTCTGCTGGGGACAAAACAGATCTGAATAATTGGAATCCAAGTGGACCCATGATCTTTTCAAGATTCTGTCTCTCATTCCTGCGGATGTTGAAGCGCTGATCGGAAGGTCTGGAAACTTTAACCCGAGCGCCTGTGGATGTTGATTCAACAACTGTGACCTGCGCAAGCGGACGCTTTGGATTGATATGTTTCTTCTCTCTCTCTTTTCTCCCTTTCTTATGAAGCATAGGATGCATCTTGTTACTATTTTCACCAATGGGTACAGAACCAATATTCACCTGCGTTCCGGTGATTAAATGCTTCTTGTTATTATGGCGTTGTTTCGGGGGCATTGGTTGCGTGAAGAAGGGTTACCTGAATGGTATGGCGTAATAAATAAAGACTTTCAAACATATTACGAAAAACCGATTTAACAATCAGCAGGGAGAACGTGTATTCTATTCTCTTGATGGCTGATTTCTCCAGACAATTTGAAAGATTTGATGTTATTGTGTGCACCAGCCATATAGTTCCATAAGGCCTCAACATTGCATAATTGCAACCCATAATGCTCAGCAACATATGCTAAACCATAACTCCACGCTTGCATGTTCCTAACGATACCAACGCGCCCAGAAAAAGACACAAGTGCTTCCTCAAGATGCTTCCGATCATGAAATGACTTCATGTGCAATTTCGCGATATAACGTGGCAAGTCAGGAAAGAATCCGTACGGAGTGATGAAATACCCGATAAACTCGGGGCAAACCGGAAACTCCAATTTGAGATTCCAACCATTTGCTGTTGTCACGTAATTAAAATCTTCGACTGGTCTTATATTACTTGCCATAACAATGGAGTCATCACCTTTGAAACCAGCCCAATACAACACGTCAAAGTCAAGAATAGTCCCAATAGCAGCTATATTGAAAGATGTATTGAACGTGAGAGTCCCAGGTTCACCACTATGCTTCT